TTCATCTTCATCAACTATCATTGATGTAATCTCTGCCGGATCAGAAGCTAAATTTGAGGCACAAATTAAGGAATGGAGAATTAATTTAGTCGAAAGGTTGTTTAATGCGAATCAAATTTCCTCCGATGATGGAATTGTGGCAGATCCTATCATCTCAACATTTGGACTTGAATATTCTCATGCATATGCTGCAAGAAAATTAAGAAGTTCGGTGTTGGCAAAGCAATTTGCCGGATCCAATGAAGTTTTTATTCCAGATCTCCAAGTCTTTAATGGAAAAGAAGTAACTTCAACGGTTCATTCCCCAATTATTGGTTGGGCATATGATGGTAATCCCATTTATGGGCCATATGGATATTCAACACAAATCGGCGGCGCAATAAAAATATTAAAATCTGGTTATGAAGTAGTTTTAAAACCTGGAAGGCCAAACACATCTACTTATCCTTTAGGTATTTTTGTTGAGGATTATGAATTTACAAACAGCGGAGATTTGGATGAACATAATGGAAGATTCTGTATTACTCCAGATTATCCAAATGGAATTTATGCTTACTTCTCTACAATAAACTCACAATATCTCGAATCAGTTGGCCCATTCCAAAATTATAGAAAACCGATATTTCCATACCTGATCGGTAATACTTACAAATCAACTCCAATTGAATTTAACTTCCTTAAAACATCAAATCAAGATGATATTGATTTGAATGAAACAAAATGGATTAGAAATACTACACCATACAATGCGACTAAATCCAGAAGTTATTATGATTACCTTTTAGATCCAAACTCTATTAAAAAGCAACTTTCTATTGTTAAAAATAGTTCAAGAGGAGTAGTTGACTCAATAGGTATTGTAACTGGTGGAAATAATTATCAAGTAGGCGATCAAATTGGTTTTGATAATTCGAATACTGGTGGTGCGGGAGTAATTGCAAAAGTTTCTTCAATTAAAGGAAAAACAGTATCTCAAGTTAGTGTTGCAACATCAACAATTTCAAATATTGAATTTGTACCGTTTAATCAACCAAATACACTCATTGGATTTGCAACATCACCTCACAATTTACTTACAAATGAAATTGTTACCTTTAGTTCATTAAATGATTCAGAACAATCTGGAAAAATTACAGTTACACCCAATAAACTTACATTAGTAAGTGGAATTGGATCTGTAGGGTACACTGGACTTGTTACTTATTTTGAAGTTTCTGGATCTTTAACTTATCCTTCAATAAAAGAGAATGACATATATCAAATTTTAACTGAACAGGTTAGAGTTCTCAATATTGATACAAATTCTTCAAGAATTAGAGTTCTTAGAAATCAAAATGGAACTCTTGGAGTTTCTACATATAGTGCTGGAATAGCTTTAACTGAAAATTCTAGAAAATTTGAAATTAATATCGGATTATCCACATCATATCAATATGATTTAAATACCGAATTTTATTTTAATCCAGAAGAATCTGTCGGACTTGGAACAACTTCTGGCCCTGGAATTGGATACACTTTAACATTCACAAATCCTGGAGTTGGAATTACGCAAATCAATGTTCCAACCCAGTCAATTTACTTACCAAATCACAACTTACTAACTGGATTAGAATTAGTATATTCTTCAAATGGTGGAACAGCGGTTTCTGTGTCTACTGACGGTATTTCAAGTTTTCAACTTTTAGATAATCAAATTGTTTATGCTGCTAAACTATCAGATGACTTAATTGGTATTTCTACGATTAAAGTTGGTTTAGGATCTACTGGAATTTTTGTCGGAATCGGAAGCACATCAACTAATATATTATACTTTACAAATGTTGGAACTGGAGATACACATAGTTTAACAACTAACTATTCAAATATATTAACTGGACAAGTTAGTAAAAATACAGTTACTGTATCAACCTCTTCCACTCATGGACTTTTAACTGAGGATAATGTTGTCGTTTCAGTAAAACCAGGAATAACCACTACGGTTGCATTAAAATACGACAATTATAATCGTAGATTAATTGCAAATCCTAGAGAATTTGCAGCAGGAGATGTAAATGTCATAAATGATACTATTAATATTCCTAATCATCGTTATTTTACCGGACAAAAAGTTCTTCACACTGCAACAACTGCACTTTCTGGAGGACTATTGAGTGAACAAGTTTATTATATTGTAGTTGTTAACGATAATGAAATTAAACTTTCAAATTCATTTTACGAGTCAACAAAAACAAATCCAAGTTTTGTTGGCATTACTACAGCGGGTTCGGGAACAATTTCCGAAATTAATCCACCAATTAGATTAACAAAAAATAATAATTTAGTTTTTGATGTTTCAGATTCATCACTATCTTTTACAAAAGGCGGACAAAACTATTCAGCATTTGATTTAAATTTTTATACAGATTCTCAATTTTTAAATAAATTTGAATCTACTGGAACTAATAATACGTTTGAAGTTGTAAAATTTGGAAGTGTTGGTATTAGTTCTTTAGCAAAAGTAACTCTAAGAACTAATGACAATCTTCCTAATGTTTTATATTATAGGTTAGAAGCAACAGATTTATTGAACAATGAATCTGTTAAAACTGAGATTATAACGGACAATGAGGTTATTAACAATAATCAAATTTTATTGGTAGATAGCATTTATAATGGATTGCATAATATTTTTCAAAGCTCTCCAACTTCTTTTACATATACTACATTATCTACTCCAGAAAAATCCGAATACACATCTTCCGAAGCTGTAATTGAGTACACTACAGATTCGAGGACGGCATATGGTACAATATCATCAATTGAACTGAATTCGAAAGGTAGAAATTATAAAAAAATTCCAAAAGTTTCTTCTATCAGATCTACATTTGGTAATAATGCAATTCTTAAAGTAAACAGTTCCTCAATAGGATTAATTAACAAAATTGAAATTCAAGATATTGGATTTGATTATCCTTCCGATCTGACTGTTCGTCCTTCTGCAAAATTACCAGATGTTTTGCAAATAGAAAATCTTTCATCATTCAAATCGATTGGAGTTTCTTCGGTTGGAAGAAATTATACTTTAGCGCCAGATTTATTGGTTATTGATGGCATAACGAATCAAACTATTAACGATGTTGATTTGCAATATGATTTGGATAGTCAGAGTGTTACTATTCTTAAAAATACAAAAAGTTTAAGTAATGTTACTCCTACAATTTTACCAATTAACAACATTAATGGAGTTGGTATAAGTACAATTCGTTTTATAGAATCAACTAAAGATGTTATTGTAACTTTAGGATCTAGTTTTAGTAATGCATCAGATTTCCCCTTTGGAATTGGAGATAAAGTTTTAATTGAAGGTATAGGTGTTGGTATTGCCACTACTGCTAGGGGATATAATTCTTCAGGATATAATTATGCTTTGTTTACAATTGTAAATACTGATCCAAATATTGGTGGTATTGGTGCAACTGTCTCTTATAATTTAACATCATATCTTTCTGCAGGACAAATTCCTGGAACATTTGATCCACTTAATTCTGCTGGAAGAATAATTCCTCAGAGTCATTTTCCAATTTTTGATATAGAAATTGAACCAAATGAATTTAGTGTTGGGGAAAATGTATATTCAAATTCTTCTTTAGGAGTAGTTCAGGAATGGGATGAATTGAATGGAAATTTAAAAGTAGCAACGAATAAAGATTTTATTGCTAATGAAATATTAATTGGCCAAAGTTCGGGAACTAAAGCATTAATCAATAATGTTATTAAAGCAGACTCTGTATATAACGTTGGATCTGGATCAACTGTAAGAAAAGGATGGAATACTGAGACAGGATTTTTAAATAATGATTTGCAAAGAATTCATGATAATGATTATTATCAATATTTCTCATATTCATTGAAATCTGAAGTAGAAATTGAAACTTGGAATGATCCTGTTAGTTCTTTGAATCACACTGCAGGATTTAAAAAATTTAGCGATTTGCTACTTAATTCATCTCCATTAACTTATTCAGGAATCTCTACTTCTCAAGATAATGGAGATGTTAGTGGAATAGCAGATCTCACTCAAAATGTAAGTTTAAATTGCACATATGATTTTGATTTGGCATCGGAAAGAATTATTAATATTAGTGGCAATTTTGCTTCAAATGAAATTGTATTGAATTCTCAAGTGGTGCAAGATTACTTAGAATCAATAGGTAATAGAGTTTTAGTTGTTGATGACTTAGGAAATCAATTCAATAGCAATCCAAGGCCAACAAAATTTAGTGTAGTTGATACTTTCCTAATAAGTACTTATAGGTATAAAAAATATGTCGCATCTATATTTGACACATTTAACACAAATGAAAGAGAAACTTTTATAATTTCTATGTTGCATGATGATGATGGTAATGCATATTTGAATCAATATGGAAGAGTTGAAACTGTTCGTGATTTGGGTTCTTTTGATTTTAATATAAGTGGAACTGATGGACAACTCTTATTTTTCCCAAAACGATTTGCATTAAATAATTACGACATTTCATTATCATCCTATGGAATTGGAGACATTGCCTCAGGAATTGCAACTTGTAATTTGGGTGATATTGTAAAAATTCAAAGTTCAACAACTCTTGTATCTGCAGGAACATCTACAGCAACAACTGTTGTTGGAATTGCATCTACATATAGATCAACGAAAGTTTTAATTTTATTTTCTGCCTCAGATGAGTCATATTTTGAAGTCGATGAGATTACTTTAATACATGATGACACTAATGTAGAGTTACTTGAGTATGGACAGTTAACCACTGATACTCTTCAACCAGAGGGAACTCCTGGTTTAGGAACATATTCAGCGTATATTTCGGGTTCTATCTTAAATATCGATTTTACTCCAAATAGTGGACTAAGCACTGATTATAATGTAAATACAATTCAAGTTTCTATTGCAAATACAAACTCAGTAGGAGTTGGAACTTCAACAATTCTTGATACGCAACTTTCTTCCAACTTTGTTTCTATTGCATCATCAACATCACCAACAGCTACAGTAGTTTCTCAATTCAATCTTGATGACTACACTTCTGCATATTATATTGTTTCAATAGAAGATACTACCAATAATCAATATCAAACTGAAGAGTTAATTGGTATTTCTGAAGGTTCAAATGCTTATATAACAGAGTTTGGAACTTTAACTACAAACTCATATCTTGGTGATTTTAGTGCAGATCTTTCTGGTAATAATTATCAACTCAAATTTACTCCAAATGCAAATATAGATTGCCAAGTTAGAGTATTTGAACATTTAGTCAGTCATGTTCACAATTTATCTTTAGATTCAGAAATAGATTTAGAATTAGCAAGTATTGAGGGTGGTTATGGATCATATACTGGAACTGACAATGACATCAAAAAGTCTTTCCCACTAACTCATAAAGAACTTTCAATTTTTGAAAGATATGTTCTTGGAAATGATTCCTCAATTGTAGATTTGAGTTTAAATGCAATTAAAGTTCCAAATCACTTCTTTGTTACAGGTGAAAAAATATCATACACTTATGATGATTCTGGCGTCGGCACATTAAATGCAATTGGAATTTCCACAACATCAATTGTTGGTATTGGCACTACCGACAAATTGCCAACAGATTTATATGTTGTAAAAGTTAATGATCTTTATGTTCGTGTAGCAGCATCAGCATCTGAAGCTTTAAGTGTTCCTCCATCTGTATTGACTTTGAGTAGTGTAGGAATCGGAACTTCTCATGTTTTACGATCTCTGAATCAAAATAATAAGGCATTAATTAGTATTGATAACGTAATACAATCTCCTATTGTCTCCACAGCAATAACAACAACTATTAGCACATATGTTTCTGCAACAGATACTCAAATAACATTAAGTGGAATCACCTCATTCTTTGGTGGGGATTTAGTTAAGATTGATAATGAAATTATGAAGATTAGTTCAATAGGAATTGGATTTACTAATGCTGTAGTGGTTGAACGTCCTCTTCTTGGAACTGGAGTTGCAACACACGCTCAAAATTCTATTGTAACTAAAGTTTTAGGAAATTATAATATTACTAATAATACCATTCATTTTGTTACTGCTCCATATGGACAAGTTCCTTTTCTCAATCCATCAACTAGAGCGGATGAGCAAGACTACGTTGGATTAACCACTGGATCTACATTTAGTGGAAGAGTTTTTACAAAATCTGGAGTTCCTCAAAGTTTAAATGAATCGTATTACAACAATTATATTTTTGATGATATTTCTTCGCAATTTAATGGTTCCAATAAAACATTTACACTACAATCAAATAATTCAAACATTACAGGATTCTCAACTAGTAATGCTGTAGTTTTAATTAATCAGATTTTCCAAGGGCCAGCAAGAGATGGAGCAAATCCAATTATCGGCGATTATGATCTCAGTGAGCAATCAGGAATTACGTCAATTACATTTACTGGGACAGGAATTTCTACAGATTATGATGTCAATACATCGAGTATTCCGCGTGGGGGAATTATAGTTTCTGTTGCATCAACTGAAGGATTTGGATATCAGCCATTAGTTGCTGCAGGAGGAACCGCAATTGTTTCTATTGCAGGAACAATTGAATCCATTAGTATTGGAAACAGTGGTTCTGGATATAGATCTGGTATTCAAACCTATGTTAATGTAGGTGTTATCACAGAAAGCACTGGAATTGTAAATATTGAATATGTTGGTATTGCAACTATTAGTGATGGGCATGTTATTGGTGTTGCAATTACAAACCCTGGATTTGGATATACCTCATCAAATCCACCAATTGTAATCTTTGAAGATCCTCTTTCATATTCAAATATTCCATTAATTTATAGTTCCTCTTCCGTTCTTGGAGTGGGCACTGGAGCGGTTGTTGATATTGTTGTTGGCCAAGGTTCAAGCATAATTAACTTTGAAATTAGAAATACTGGATATTCTTATGGACAAGGTGAAATTCTAACTATTGCTACTGGAGGATCAACTGGTATTCCAACAAACACTACGCTTACTTTTGAAGAATTTCAAATTACAATTGATAGAACTCAAACAGATTCTTTCTTCGGAATGACGATTGGAGATTTGCAAGTTTTAGATCCTATTGATAATCTATTTGACGGTGAGTTAAAAACTTTCCCATTAAAAATTGACGGACTTCAAACGACAATTAGAGCAAGAAAAGGATCAAACATTGATATTCAAGCAACATTATTAATCTTTATTAATGATATTTTACAAGTTCCCGGAAATGGATACACATTTGATGGTGGAAGTACAATTACTTTTCCAGAGCCTCCAAAACCTGGAGATATATCAAAATTACTTTTCTATAAAGGCAATGGTGATATTGATGTTATAACTGTTGATATTCTTGAAACAATCAAAGAAGGCGACACTGTACAATTATATGATGACAGCATTCGCTTGACACAAAATAAGAGATTGGTTACTCAAATAAACTCTACAGATATAATTCAAACTAATGCTTATTATAAACCAGGATTAACTCAAGATAGCACACTATTGCGGCCTTTGATTTGGTGTAGACAAACTGAAGATAAAATTATTAATGGTGTTGGTGTTGGTAAAGATAGAATTTCTTATGAACCTTTGATTCAACCAACAACAAATATTATTCAAAATGTAGGCATTTCTTCGAATGAAATTTTTGTTGAAAGTGTTAAAACATTTTTTGATCATGCTAAAGAGTATGATTCAAGTTCTAAGTTACCACGAAAATTAATTCTTACAGATCAAGATATAATTGTTGGAGGAATCGCAACTGCTTTAGTTTCAATCGCTGGAACAATTAGTTCAATCGTTATTTCTGATGGAGGCGTTGGATATACAACAACACCAACTGTCACTATTTCTGATCCAATTGGAATTGGAACAACAAGAGCGACAGCAACAGCAACTATATCATCTGGAAGTGTAACATCTATTTCCATAGATTATCCTGGATATGGGTATACTGCCACAAATCCACCATCTGTTTTAATAGAGCAACCTACACCAAAGTATGAGATAATTGATAATGTTTCTTATGAAGGTGACTTTGGTATTATTGTAGGAGTTAATTCAACATCTGTTGGAGTTGCATCTACTGGTATTGTGTTTGATTTCTTTATTCCTCAAGATTCTTTCTTAAGAGATTTAAACATTAATACTGTTGGTATTGCAACTACGGGAGTTAGTGGAATTCAAACTGGATATTACTTTACTATTAATAATTCCAATATTGGATATGGAGTTACCTCTTTAAGACAAGATGGATCTGTTGTTGGACTAGGAAGTACTTTTATTGATAATATTTACGAGGTAGCATCAGTTTCTATCGCGCAAACTGATGTTGCTGGAGTTGGATTAACTTATGTTGCTCAAGTAACTGTAAGTCTTGATTCTTATAATGGATTAAGTGGATTTGGATTTAGTAGTTTTTATGGTGAATATAGTTGGGGAAGATTAAGTTCTTTTGTCAGATTAGATCCTAAAGAATTTACAATTTACAATAATGGTACTTTAGGAATTAGTACTTCACCAACAATTCAAAGAGTAAATCCACTCAAATACCGCAATTATAACACATAAATAGATAAAAAAACGATAAAATGTCTGCAATTATAACTGATCAATTAAGAATTTTAAATGCGAAGAATTTTGTTGCTGCAGCAACATCTTCAGCAAATTCTTATTATGCTTTTGTAGGACTTCCCAATGCAACAAATTATAGCTCTAATTGGGATATTAATCCTCCTGCTCCAAAGGATAATTTTGATCAAGAAAATGATTATTGGGACACTGCAATTGCATTAAAAAAAATTAATTCTAGTGATGTAAAACAAGTAATTCGAAAAATTACTTGGACTTCTGGTACAACATATGATATGTATCGGCATGATATTAGTAGAACTAATTTATCAAAACCTTCTGGAGCAACCAGTTTATATTCGTCAAATTTCTATGTGGTAAATAGCGATTATAAAGTTTATATTTGTCTTTATAATGGTATTGATCCTGAAAATCCTGAAGGAAAACCATCATTAGATGAACCAACCTTTACAGATTTAGAGCCAAGATCTGCTGGTAACAGTGGAGATGGATATATTTGGAAATATCTTTATACAATCAAACCAAGCGACATTGTTAAGTTTGATTCCATTAACTTTATGCCAGTTCCTACAGATTGGGAAACCAATTCTACAGATTCGGCTGTAAGAAACAATGCTTCTACTAGTGGACAATTAAAAATTGTAACAATTACAAATCGTGGAGTTGGATTAGGAACAGCGAACAGAACTTATACTAGAGTTCCTATTCGTGGAGATGGTTTTAATGCAGAAGCAACAGTCGTTATTAATAATGATTCTAAAGTAGAATCTATTACCATTTCTAATGGAGGATCTGGATATACTTACGGTACTGTTGATTTAGTTGCTGGGAATGTGCCAACAGGAACAACCGCACCAACTTTCGATGTAATTATTCCACCCAAAGGCGGACATGGTGCAAACATTTATAGAGAATTAGGTGCATTTAATGTTTTGATCTATTCTAGAATTGAAAATGACACACAAAATCCAGATTTTATTACGGGAAATCAAATTGCTAGAGTTGGAATTATTGAAAATCCAGAAGCATATGGATCAACTTCTCTATTAAGTCTTGATAAAGCAAGCGCAGTTTATGCTCTAAAATTAACTGGGGTTGGATATAGTTCGGCTACATTTACTGCAGATAGTAGAATTATTCAAACAGTTGGTGTTGGATCTACAGCAGTTGGTAGAGTTATTTCATATGATCAAAATACTGGTGTTTTAAAATATTGGCAAGACAGAAACTTGGTTGGATTCAATACCGATGGAACTCAAAATCCTCTTCCAACATATGGATTTAAATTAAATAGATTTACTTCCACACCAGCAACTGGAGGTTCTTTAACAATTCAAGGTGGCAGCACAAACCTTTCAATTGACACTGGATTTAGTGGTATTTCAACTACAATAAATAGTAGGACATATTATTTGGGCCAAGATTTTACAAGTGGTGTAGCAAATCCAGAAGTCAAAAAATATTCTGGAAATACAATTTATGTTGATAATCGTCCATCGATTACTAGATCAACTAACCAAAAAGAAGATATTAAAGTCATTTTGCAATTCTAAAGAATCATGCCTCAACAGACTAACCTCAACGTTTCGCCATATTTTGATGATTTTGATGCAACAAAAAATTATCATAAGGTATTATTTAAACCAGGATACCCTGTTCAGGCAAGAGAGTTAACGACTTTACAATCAACTCTACAAAACCAAATTGAACAATTTGGCAATCATGTATTCAAAGAAGGATCTGTTGTAATTCCTGGCCAGGTAAATTATAACAATCAATTTTTTGCTGTAAAAATTGAAAATCAATATTTAGGAATAGATGTAAATCAATATCTTCCAGACTTAGTAGGAAAAACTATTATTGGAGATACTACTAAAGTTGAAGCAAAAATTATTCACGTTTTGACTGAAGACGAAATTGGAAACGAGTATGCTACATTATATGTAAGTTATTTGGCATCTGGTATTGAAGAGCAAAGAGTATTTTCCGATAGAGAAAAATTAAACCTGCAAGAAACTTTTACTAAAGATGCTATTATTATTCAGGCAGGAGAAGGATTTGCAAATACGACTTTAGATTGCTCAGCTGTTGGATCGGCAGTTATTTTATCTGCTGGTGTTTATTTCTTAAGAGGATCTTTTGTTGAAGTTGATGATGAAACTTTAATCCTAGATCCATACTCAAACCAACCATCATACAAAGTTGGACTTGATATTATCGAAGAAATTATAACTTCCGATGAAGATGAAAGTTTAAATGATAATGCTCAAGGATTTTCAAATTATGCTGCCCCCGGCGCTGATAGGTTTAAAATTTCAGCACAACTTGGTAAAAGAAGTTTAGATGATACTAATACTGAAAATTTTGTAGGACTGTTAGAAATTAGAGAAGGTGTTTTAACACGTAACGTAAGTCCCAATCCACAATACAGTGTTCTTCAAACCGAAATGGCCAGAAGAACATCCGATGAGTCTGGTGATTATTATGTAAAACCATTTTCAATTACACCAAAAGAAACTTTAAATAATCTTTTAGGCAATAATGGTGTATTTGAATCTACTCAGTTAACTTATAACAATAATGTCCCATCAGATGATCTTGCTACATATAAGATCTCTCCAGGAAAAGCATATATCAAAGGGTATGAGGTTGAAACAATATCAACAGTATTTTTAGATTTTCCAAAACCAAGAACAACCAAAACTGAAGAGAATGCAAGTATTCAATATTTAACTGGCCCTACTTATACTCTCAATAGAGTATATGGTGCTCCTAACTTGGACTTAAGTAGTCCATTTATTGTAAGTCTTAGGGATCAAAGAGTTGAAACATCCCAAACAGTTGGCGCCGGTAAAGAAATTGGATTAGCAAGGGTTTATGATTTTGCATTAGAATCTGGTTCTTATAATACTTCCAATGCTATTTTAAATCAGTGGGATTTGGCATTGTTTGATATTGAAACTTACACTGAAATTTCTCTTAATGAGCCAATAACTCTTTCTACTCCTGTACATATTAAAGGAAAAGCGAGTGGAGCAATAGGGTATCTTAGATATGATGTTAATAATGCTGGTATTATGACGGCATATGGTGTAAAGGGTTCCTTTGCATCTGGAGAAAAGTTTATTTTCAATGGAGTAGAAACAACAAGTAGAGTATCTACAGCAATTACAGAGTACACTACTAAAGATATTAGATCTGTTTCTCAGTTAGTTGGAGTTTCAACAATATTTACTGGTGATATTATTCAAACACCATCTTATATCGTTGGAATTGCGTCTGTTACCGCAAGGAGCACCAGTGGAATTAGTAGTATTAGCGTTTCTACAAATAACGACTTTACATTTACAAATAATGTTAAAGTTGGTGGATTAGTTGGATACACGGTTTCTGGATCACCTGTTCCAACTTTCTCTAGAGTTCTGAGTGTTGAGCCAAAATCAATCGTAGTTACTGGTGTTACTACGGTTACGGGAGTTTGTGAGGGAACACCGCCATCATCTGCAGCAAGTGTTAGTGATTTAGTAATCTTGGCATCTAATTTCCAACCATCACCAGATAATACATTATATACTCCTTTACCAAAATCATATATTAAATCTGTAGATTTAACAGAGTCTAACTTAACAATTAGAAAAGAATTTTCTGTTTCGATTACTAGCAATCAAACAAATACAGTAACTGCTGGAACTGACGAATTTTTCTTACCTTTTGATGAAGAAAGGTATGTTTTAACTCGCTCTAATGGAACTTTTGAACCTTTAACTTCGGATAAGTTAGTTTTTGATAGTCAATCAAAACAATTAACTATTTTTGGATTGGGGACAAATGATGCAAATGCTCGTCTCATCACTACATTAAGAAAAATTAATGTAACTTCAAAGGTTAAAAATAAAAATAGAATTAATACATTAGTCGTCAATAACTCTACTCTTAGTTCTTCCGGTATTGGAACAACTACTTTAAACGATGGATTATCTTATGGATCATATCCATATGGAACTAGAGTTCAAGATGAAGAAATTTCATTAAACACTCCAGAAGTAACTTTATTGTATGCAATTTTAGAATCTACTGATACTAATGATCCTGTTACTCCAACAATAACTTTTACTCAACTTAATGGCCCAACTAATAAAACAAATGATTTGTTAGTTGGTGAGCAGTTTGTAGGAAGAACTAGTAAGGCTGTTGGTGTTTACGTTGCAAAAAATAATGATCTAAAGATTGACTTTTTATATTTCAACGAAAAATCTTTCCAAGAAGGTGAAGTCGTAACATTCAAAGAATCCGGAATTACTGCAGTAATTCAATCTATTTCTCTGGGATCACCAAATATTTTAAGTAACTATTCATTAGATAATGGTACGAACGATACTATATACAATTATGCAAAAGTAATTAGAAAACAAGATAACAAAGCACCATTTAGAAAATTAAAATTTATTTTTGAATCTGCTGGATATTTAACTTCAGATCAAGGAGATATTACTACAGCAGATTCATACACTCAGTTTGATTATTGTACAATTGCATTTTCTAATAATTATAATAACTCTGATATTATTGACATTCGTCCCAGAGTTGCAAATTATACAACAACTTCTGGATCTAGATCTCCTTTTGAATTTTTATCTAGAACTTTTTCCACTGTTGGAAACAGTGGAAAAAATATTTTAGCATCCGACGAATCAATTGTTTTAAGTTACTCGCATTATCTTCCAAGAATTGATAGATTATTTTTAACAAGAGAAGGAGTTTTTCAATTAAACATTGGTGAACCAAGTGAAACCCCAGAATTACCTCCAACGTTAGATAATGCTCTTGAAGTTGCAACAATAACACTTCCACCATATCTTTGCGACGCTTCAAAAGCAACGATTAATTTCTTACAGCATAAGAGATATCAAATGAGAGATATCTCTAATTTAGAAGAAAGAATTAAAAATTTAGAGTCATATACAACATTAAATCTTCTCGAAACAAAAATAGAAAATTTAAAAATTAGAGACAGTGCTGGACTTGATCGATTTAAATCTGGATTTTTTGTAGATAATTTTACAAACAACAGTTCTCAAATTAAATCTACAATAGTTAAAAATAGTATTGATGTTGTTAACTCAGAATTGAGGCCTTCTCCTTATACAACACAAATAGATCTTTTGGTTGGATCAAGATCCTTGATTGGAATTGGACAATCTGTTGATCCCACTGCAGATGCTAGATTTGTTACTGATTTGGTTGGAAACAATATTAGAAGAACAGGACAACTTATTACATTAGATTATACTGATGTTGCTAGAGTTGTTCAACCTTATGCAACTAGATCTGTTAATGTAACGCCATTCTTAGTTACAAGATACAATGGATCAATTGAATTATTCCCATCATCCGATACTTGGACTGATCAAGTAAGAATTGATGCGAAGAGAATTGAAATTGATAACTTTACAGCAACACAACAACAGTTAACTGCTGCTGGATGGGATCCCCAAACGGGATACAGTCCAGTTACTTGGGGCGCTTGGGAAACAACATGGTCGGGAACTACAACATCACAGTCTAAATCAACCAAATATAGAGGTTGGGGTTGGCCATATTATTGGTATGGACGTGGTTATGGGTGGTGGCGTGGACATTATGGATATTATGGTTGGCGCGGCTGGCGTGGCGGCTGGTGGGGCGGCCGGTGGGGTCGTGTTGCAACCACAACTACAACCACAACCACAACAACAGTTAGCGATCAACAAAGAACTGGAACTAGACTTAAGTTGAGTGAGCAGGTTGACGTTGTTTCTCAAGGAGATTCTATTGTTTCAAGTGAACTTGTTCAATACATGAGATCTAGAAACGTTGAATTCACTGGTAAGAGATTTAGGCCATTCACTCAAGTTTATTCTTTCTTTGATGGACAAGACGTTAATAATTTTGTAACTCCAAAGTTACTTGAAATTACGATGGAATCTGGAGTATTTGAAGTTGGAGAAACTGTAATTGGAACTATTTCTTCAGCAACTGTTGCAGAAAACTTTACTCCTGGAACAACATTAAATGAAATTGTTTTTAGAGTTGCAACTGCAAATCATAAATATGGGCCATTCAATGCTCCTACAGATGTTTATGTGAGAAATCCTTACGATCAACAAAATACTGCAACTTTCCCCGCAGATTATTCAGCAACTTCGACTATTTTAAATGTAGATATTGCAAGTCTTGCAGAACAAGCACTTGGAACTTTTTATGGTAATGTTCTGCCAGGTATTAAACTGAAAGGACAAACAAGTGGTGCTGAAGCTATTGTTAATACAGTTAGATTGGTTACTGACAATGTTGGTACTGTTATTGGATCATTCTTCATTCCAAACCCAAATGTACCAACAAATCCAGTATTTGAAACGGGAACTAAAACTTTTAGATTAACTAGCAGTTCAGTTAACTCTCAAATTGACGGTGTTGTTGATACTAGTGGCGAAGAAAACTATTATGCACAAGGAACTTTAAATACAATTCAAGAAACAATTGCATCTGTAAGAAGTGCAACATTTAGTTCTGAAACACTGACTGAAAATAGAAGAATTACTGAAACATCAACATCTTCAAATACTCAACAGTCTTACTACAATCCTTGGTATAGATGGGGTAGATGGGGTTATTGTTATTGGGATCCTCTTGCACAATCATTCTTTGTTGATGAAGAAAATGGAATCTTTGTTACTAAAGTAGATTTATATTTTAGAACCAAGGATGAAACTATTCCAGTGGTTGTTCAGTTAAGGCCCATGTCAATGGGAACTCCAAAATCTGAAGTTTACCCCCTAAGTAGCATTACGGTTGATCCAAAAGATATTAATATTTCTGATGATGGATCAGTAAAAACAACAATTACTTTCCCATCTCCAGTTTATCTTAAAGGTGGACAAGAGCACGCTTTAGTTCTTCTTTCGCAATCAAATGAATATAATGTCTGGATTTCTAGACTTGGTGAAGTAGATGTTTCTACAGCATCTGGCCCAGAGTCGGAGCAAGTTGTCGTAACTCAACAAGTTCTTTTAGGATCTTTATTTAAGTCCCAAAATGGTTCTACTTGGGATCCAAGTCAATATGAAGATCTCAAAATGACTCTGTATAAAGCAGAGTTTAACACATCTACTGTTGGAGATGTTAATTTCTACAATCCAGAGTTGAATATTGGTAACAAGCAAATTGCTAATTTATTAATCAATCCTCTTGAGATGAATTCTCGTACAGTAAGAATTGGATTAGCAAAAACAGTTACTGATACTGGATTAACTTTAGGCAATACGATTATTCAAAACAATTCCAATGCAAGTGGAAAATATGTTGGTGCTGCAGGTTCAGCATTTGGAACTCTTACAATTACAAATAGTGGAATTGGTTATTCAAATGGCACATATCCAACAGCAGCACTTGCAAATGTAACTGGATCGGGACAGAATGCAACTGCAAACATTACAATCATCAATAACGTTGCTACTGCAGCAACAATTGTAAATCCAGGATCTGGTTATAGAGTTGGTGATGTATTAACTGTCAACTCTCTAGGAGGAAGCACTCTTGGTAGAAACTTAAGGCTATCTGTTTCTTCAATCAATGCAATCAATGAATTGATTGTAGACAATGTTCAAGGAAACTTTACCACTGGAACTGGAAGTACAATTGCATATATTGCAACTGGTATTGGATCTACTAATTTAAATGGAGTTGCTGGAAATGTTGATGTGTCTTATGCAACTGTAGATTCTGAAGAAAAAGATGGACTTTACATTAAGGTAAATCATAAAAATCATGGAATGTATGCATTGAATAACGACGTAACAATTAGTGACGTTTACTCAGACTCATTACCATCTTTCCTCACATCGGATGTTGCTAAAGACTCTACCGCAGACATTTCACTGTCGGATATGATTATTGATCCAATCAGTGGATTAAGTATTTTCCAAACATTTGAAAATGTAAGTGTCAGTTCGACAAATCCAGGATATGTTAAAATTGATCAAGAAATTATTGCATACACTGGTGTAAGTGGTAATAATTTAACTGGAGTCACTCGACAAATTGATCAAACAAAATCTTTCTCGTACACTACAGGAACTCCAGTCTTCAAATATGAACTTAATGGTATTTCTTTAAGGAGAATCAATAAAACACACACACTTCAAGATGCATCGGATCTTGATAGGCCAATTGATATTGATTACTATTATCTTAAGATTGATACAACTCAAGATGGAAAAACAGATTCTCTTCCATTTGGACAGGTTAATAGAAGTGTAGGAACATCATTCCCGCTTCTCTACATTAAAGAAACTAAATCATCTGGTGGGCCAAACATTTATGCAACTCAAAACATTCCATTTGAAATTGTAAGGCCAAACATTCAAACCATGCAGTTGACAAATACTAACATTACTGCAACTGTAAGAACAACCAGTGGCAGTAGTGTAGATGGATCTGAGGAGTCTTATCTTGATCGAGGTTTTGAACCAATCAATTTGGATAGTAATACTTATTTTGCGACTCCAAGAATTATTGCATCTAAAATTAATGAAACGTCTAAATTACCTGCCTCATTGCCAGGTAAAAAATCATTGACTGTAAATATGAAATTGGCAAGTTCTGATGAAAGTATTTCGCCAGTAATTGATTTGGATCGCGTAAGTTTGATTTTGACTAGCAACAGAGTCAATGATGCAATTTCAAATTATGCTACTGATCTTAGAGTTGCTTCTCTTAAGGATGATCCATCAGCATTTGTCTACGCATCAAATGCAGTTTCTCTTGAAGTTCCTGCATCGTCAATTAAGATTATCACTTCGGCATATGTAAATCAATTAAGTGATTTGAGAGCACTTTATGCAATTATGAAAGATCCAAATGAAGAACCAGTGTATTATCCATTCCCTGGATATAGTAATTTAACTAATCTTGGTGCAATTATTGATGCTGCAAATAATGATGGACTTCCTGATAGTAAGATTGCAAAATCTGATAACTTTAAAAATCTGAGTCCAGAATTGGAATATAAAGAGTATGAATTCACAGTAAACAATTTACCAGATTTTAGATACTTTAGTATTAAACTGGTTGGTTCTTCTCAAGATCAGGCACATCCACCAAGATTAAGAGAACTTAGAGTTATTGCATTGGCTTAATATGTTTTTTTCAAAAGTAGATGGATATTCTAACTTAGTTAGAGATGAACAAACAAACGCGGTTTTAAATGTTAATATGGACGAGTATAAATCGTATCTTGAGCAAAGAAAAATTAAAGAACAAGAAAATCAAAGAATTGAAAATTTAGAAAGTGATTTAAATTCTATGAAAAGTGATTTAGGTGAGATTAAAGATTTACTTAGGAGTATGATCAATGGATCCAAGTAGTATTACCTTAGAAAACATTAATAAAATGTTTGAATATGAAAAACATGCAAGAGACATAGATAATATAGATGATATTGAAACTTTGAAAAATTTTTCAAAGATGTATATTAAGTTGTATTTAAAACAACAAGAAGTATTGGCAAAAATCTAATGGCACAACCATCAACGCGACAAGAGCTGATCGATTACTGCAAAAGAAAACTGGGATATCCAGTTTTAGAAATCAACGTTGCCGATGAACAGATTGAAGATCTTGTTGATGATGCAGTGCAATTTTTCCAAGAAAGACACTTTGATGGTGTCTATCAAACTTACATGAAATATCAGATTACACAAGATGATATTGATAGAGGAAGAGCAAGAGGTGGATCATCTGGATCTGTAGGCATTACAACTACAATTGTTAATGAAACCGTAGGAAATAGTACTTCATTCAAGTTTGAGGAGAATGGAAATTATTTGCCAGTTCATCCATCCGTAATTGGAGTAAATAAAATTTATAAATTTGATGGCACTAATAGTATTACTCATAATATGTTTAGTGTTAAATATCAATTGTTTCTCAACGATGTTTATTATTGGGGATCTACTGAATTGTTAACTTATGCAATGGTTAAAACCTATCTTGAAGATATTGATTTTCTTTTGACAACTGATAAACAAATTAGATTTAATAAAAGACAAGATAGACTTTACTTAGATATTGATTGGGGTAGTGCGGCAGTAGGAAATTGGATCATTATCGATTGTTGGAGAACAATGGATGGTAATGATTATGCACGAGTATGGAATGATTCTTTCTTAAAACCATATTTAACTGCATTGATTAAACGTCAGTGGGGACAGAATTTAATTAAATTCCAAGGAGTTAAACTCCCTGGAGGAGTTGAATTGAATGGAAGACAAATATATGACGATGCTCAAAGAGAACTAGATATTCTTATGGAAAGAATGTCGAGTACATACGAATTACCCCCACTGGACATGATCGGATAAAATGCTCAATCCATTTTTTCTACAGGGATCAAAAAACGAACAAGGATTGATTCAGGATCTGATCAATGAACAACTCCGCATGTATGGAGTTGACATTCATTATCTTCCTCGTCAATACGTAACAGAAAAAACAATTATTAAAGAAGTTATCGAATCAAAATTTGATAATGCATATCCATTAGAAGCATATGTTGATACTTATGAAGGATATGAGGGACAGGGAACAATTTTATCAAAATTTGGTATTCAACCACTTACAGATTTGACACTGATTATTTCAAAAGATAGATTTGAAAATTATATTACTCCATTGATTCAAAATTTACCAAATATTAAATTATCAACTCGTCCCAAAGAGGGGGACTTAATTTATTTTCCATTGGGCGATAGATTATTTGAAATCAAATTTGTTGAGCATGAAAAACCATTTTACCAACTTCAAAAAACATATGTTTATGAACTGAGGTGTGAACTCTTTAGATATGAAGACGAAGTTGTAAATACTGGAATTGATGAAATTGATGATAATGTTGAAAATGATGGTTATATTCAAACTCTTACTTTGGTTGGAGTAGGTACGACTGCAACAGCAACCACTACTATAGTTAATGGCGGAGTTAGGTTTGTAACGATTACCAATAGAGGTAGTGGATACAAATCAACTCCAACAGTTGCAATTTCATCTGCTCCATCAGGAGGGCAAACTGCAATTGGTATTGCAACAATGATTGGCAATCTTGTTGATTGTAATGGCACAAGTGCATTAAAAGTTCAGGGAGTTGAACTTATAAATCCTGGATTTGGATATACTGTAGCACCATCTGTTGTTTTTATTGGGGGTGGCGGTGCAGGAGCGGCTGCAACAGCAACTATAGGTGATGGTATTGTGGGAGCAATAAATCTCACAAGTGGCGGCGGTGGATATGCGACTCCACCACTTGTTACTTTCAGTGCTGCTCCAGTTGGAACAGGTATTACAGCAACAGGAAGAGCAAAAATCAATACTGCTGGTGTAGTTACTTCAATTACAATCACTAACGCAGGACTCGGATATACTGTTGCACCAACAATTACAATTGGATCTCCGTATATGATCGGTGTTGGCACTTATGTTGCTAATGAAACGGTTACTGGTAGTGTAAGTGGAGCATCCGCATTAGTTAAGTCTTGGAACGCTACAACTAGTGCATTAGAAGTTTACAAAATCACAAAAGACTTTGTTGATGGCGACATAGTTGTTGGTTCAGCATCCTCAGCATCATATAGTCTTAGAACAGTTCAAACGAATAATTTAGTAGATCCATATGCTCAAAATGATATAATTGAACAAGAAGCAGATCTGATTATTGATTTTAGTGAGAGGAATCCTTTCGGAACGCCATAAATAGTGCAACGTAATAATAGTATAATAGTTTACTAACATGTTTGAATATTTTTACCACGAAATTTTGAGAAAAACCATTGTTTCGTTCGGAACGTTATTTAATGGTATAAAAATCAAACATGTCAACAGTTCAGATCAAACTGTTAGTGTCATTGAAGTTCCTTTGGCATATGGGCCAACTCAAAAGTTTTTAGCAAGACTTGAGCAGGTTCCAAATTTAAATAAACCAGTTCAAATGTCATTACCAAGAATGTCATTTGAATTTACTGGATTAACATACGATCCATCAAGAAAAGTAACTACGACTCAAACTTTCTTGTCTGGATTATCTTCTGATGAAAAACAAATTAGAAGAGTTTATATGCCAGTTCCTTATAACATGACATTTGAACTGAGCATCATGACAAAATTAAATGATGATATGCTTCAAATTATTGAACAAGTACTCCCATATTTCCAACCACAATATACATTGACAATTGATTTAGTAGAACAAATTGGAGAAAAAAGAGATATACCAGTTATTTTTGAAGGTATTTCAATGCAAGATGATTATGAGGGGAATTTTGATACAAGAAGAGCATTAATTTATACTTTAAGATTTACTGCTAAAACTTATCTTTTTGGCCCTATCACCGATGTTTCCAAAGATGTTATCAAAAAAGTTTCTATCGGTTATATTGCTGGAGATGCCACTGGAACTCCAACAAGAGATATTACATATTCAGCAGAACCTAGAGCGATTAAGAGTTACAGCGGAAATGTTGTTACTAACTTAGGTGTAGATATTAATGAAACAACCAAATTTATTGATGTCAATGATGCTTCTGGTATTGTAGCGGGAGATTATATTACCATTGATAATGAAGAAATGTATGTTGAAGCAAAAACCTCAAATCAACTTACAGTTAAACGCGGAGCAGATAATACAATTGCAGCACCTCATGTATTAGGCAGTGCTGTTAATCTAATCGTTGCTGCGGATAATGCATTAATTCAAGCAGGGGATGATTTTGGATTTAGTGGGTGATTATGAAAATGACAAAAAAGTTTGAAGATTTAAATAAAACTTTTAATGTTTCTAATGAAATTGTAGAAACAAAAGTAGAAACTATCGAAAAAAAAATTGATGAGATAGAAGAAGTTTCCAATGATCTTAAAAAAGATTACGAATATACTAGAGGAAATTTATACGCAATTATTGAAAAAGGACAAGAAGCATTAAATGGTATTTTGGAACTCGCACAAGAAAGCGAAATGCCTAGAGCATATGAAGTTGCTGGACAATTAATCAAAAACGTTGCAGATGCCACAGATAAGTTAATTGATCTCCAAAAGAAACTTAAAGATATCGACGAAACAAAATCCTCTAAAGGCCCAACAAATGTTACAAATGCATTATTTGTAGGATCAACTGCTGAGTTATCAAAACTTTTGAAAAATCAATTTACAGAAGATAAAGATAATAAATAGTTGAAAAGGTTATAAAAGTCAATGGCTGTCGCTGAAATTACAAATTTAGTGATTGAAAAGGGTGTTGACTTTGAAGCAACCTTTAATTTATTTGATAGTGACTCTTCAATTAGCGTTTTGTCTGGATTAAGCACCACTTATGCTGCGATTAGAAAATATCCAACATCAACATCTTATGAAGAATTTTCAAAAACTATAACTGGTGGAACAGGTACTATTAAATTATCTTTGACAGCAGAGCAGACTGCAAATTTATCTGAAGGTAGAAATTATTTTGATGTAGTTTTAACAATAAACAGCAAAAGAGTCAAGGTTCTTAGGGGAACAGCACTAGTCTATGAAAGTGTATCCGTATGACTTACAAAGTTACGGTATCAAACAATAGTTATCAGGTTAAAATAGATTCTCCCAAAAATTATAAAATAGGACAGTCTTACATATTAGAAATTATGCCAGTAAATTTAAACGAACTTTCTGACGTAGAAATTATAGGAACTCCTGATAAGTACGTTTTAATGTATGATGCTGCTGCGAGTAAATGGAAAAATGTAAATCCAGATGATGTTCTTATTGCATCTGTAAATGAAACTGTTTCTCCAGGAATTCCAGATCCTTTTGTAGATGAGTTGGACATAGATTTGGATAACAGAATTGATTTAGATGCTGGCACATTTTAATTGATAAATATTAATATCAAGTTGTAAAGAGCAAAAAAATGTCAGCACCAGTTCTTCAGTTTAAAAGAGGTGTTTTTGCAAATTTGCCCGGACTGAGGGCTGGTGAACCTGCACTGACTACAGATTCGTATGATCTTTATGTAGGTATTGATAGCACAACTAATAACAATAAATTCTTCGGTTCTCATCGTTATTGGAGAAAGGAAACAACAACAGTTGGTAGTGGAATCAACTTTGTTGAGGGAACTAATAATGGAACAGATTTTGTTCAATTAAAATCGCCAAATTCTCTTGCAGGTATTGTAACATTTACTCTTCCAGGAACAGATGGTTCTAATGGACAAGTTTTAAAAACTGATGGTAGCGGAAATCTTTCATTCGTTTCAGTAGCTTCAACATTTTCAATTGCTGGTGATACTGGTTTTGATGATTTTAGTACGGGTGGGACATTAACATTTTCTGGTGGTGAAGGTATTGACACTGCAGTTACTGACAACACTGTCACAATTTCAGCGGAAGATGCATCAGATACAAATAAGGGTGTTGCATCTTTTGACTCTGGAGATTTTACAGTAACTTCTGGTAATGTTGTTCTTGCTGATAGTGCCACTGGTGCTGTTCAAACAATCAATGGAACTTCCAGCGAAATAGAAGTTTCAAGAACCAACTCAACCGTTACTGTTGGGCTTCCTGATAATGTAATCGTTGGAGGAGCATTAACCGCTACTGGTGGTTTTGTTGGTAATGTCACTGGTACTGCAACAACAGCAACAAATGCTGTTCAACTTCAAACTGCAAGAACTTTCCAAATCACTGGAGATGTAGCTTCTGCTGCTGTTTTCTTTGATGGTACTGGTAATGTAGGACTTGCAGTTACAATTCAACCAGATTCAGTTGCTCTTGGCACCGACACTACAGGAAATTATGTTGAAGATGTAACTGCTGGTGAAGGTTTAACTAAAACTACAAGTGCAGGAGAAGGACAAACTGTCGATCTTCGCGTTGTTGTCGGTGCTGGATTAACAATTACCTCAAATGATGTAGCATTTAAAAATGCAGCATCATTAACAGACAATAAACTTCTTAAGTGGACTTCATCAAGCACTCAACTTGCAAATTCTATTTTGAGTGATGATGGATCCACTGCTACAGTTGCTGGTAGTCTTGTTATTACTAATGATTTGTATGTCAATGGAACAACTACTCAAATCAATACCACTGAATTAACTGTAAACGACAGAACCATTACTCTTGGTATTCAGACTGGTTCAACTCCATCAACCACAACATGGGATCTTGGAGTTATGATGAATTATGGTGACGCTGGTGTTGCCAAAACTGCTGGTGTTATTTGGGATTATTCAACTGAAAGATTTGTTCTTTCTGC